AGAGTATCTAAAAATGTAGAGAACGCTATGGACCGTGCAGGTTTTAAATCACCATTACTTAGTAAAGCAGAACAAAGGGAGTTTATGAGAAAAAATAAAGGTAGAACTAAAGCGGGTATGTTATTACAGGCAATAGGGACTGGGGCAACAAGAGGGTTTCAAAATGTCCAAGCACCAGCAAAATTAATTAGAGATATAGACCCTTTAAAAAATACTAAGGTGGGTAAAGCAGGTTTTAGTCCTATTGGTCTAGCAGGTGATATTATTATGGGTATTCCTAGTTCTATTGGTGTTATTGGTGAATCTATTACTAATAAGAAATTAAGAAAAAAAATTGCTAAGGGTGATAGCGACGCTATTATGAATTTAGCATTCAGTCCATTAGCATTAGTAGGTGGTTCAGCAGTAGGGAGTAGTGCTAAATCTGCTGCTGCTGCTGGTGCTAAGGCAGGGGCAAAGGCAGGGGCAAAGGCAAGTGCTAGGGGTCTAGGAAAACAATTAGGCAAATCAGCAGTAAGAGGAGCAATGAAAATACAACCTAAATCAGTAATAAGACAAGGTGCTTCTGTTGCTGGTAGTATTATCAAAAATTAAAAAAATATTTTTAATAATATTTTATATTATATATATATATGGTTAAGAAAAAGACTACTAAAAAAAGAAAAGGTGTTATATTAAAACGTAAAACAAAAGTCAAAACAAAAAAAGAAACTAAGGATACTAAACAAGATAAGACTATTAAACTATTAAAAGCAGAATTAAAAAAATTGGCGAGTCAAGTATTAAGTGGGGCAAAAGGTCAAATGGGTGAAGCGAGATATAAAAAATTAAAAACAAATGTAATGGATAAATTTAATATGGTAAATACAAAAGCAGGTATAAATAAAATGACTAATAGTTTATTAAGAACTCCTTATCAAAATATTCCTTCACAATTAGCAAGGGACGCACAATCAAATCTAAGAACAGCGAAACAAGAAGTTAGACAAAGTATTAAAAAGGAACTTGAAAAAGAATTAGACGACCCAATCAAACAATATAATAAAATGAAAAAAGATTTAAATAGTGTAATTGAAAAATATAATAATGGAGAATTAAGTGTAGTTGAAGTCGCACAGGCATATAAATCTGCAAAAAAATTTGCTAAAACAGTAGGCGAATATCTACCAAGTGCTAGTGAATTAAATAGCACATATAGGTCAGTTAAAAATAAATTAAATTATTTGCGTAGTTGGGCAAGTTCTCGTATGCGTAGTGGTGATTCTATTACAGAATTACAACCATTACCTTCACCTTCACCTTCACCTTCACCTGACACTCCACCACCACCTTCACCTTCTCCTGACCCTCCACCACCACCACCTTCACAAGAAGAAACACCTTCACCAGCACCAACAGAACAACCGACAATGTCAAAAATGTATGATTCAGCAAAACAAACAATAGAAAATAATAATCCATTTATTCAAAGAACAGGTCAAACATTAGTAGGACTTGGTGCTTTGGAAGGCACAAGAAGATTATATAATAGTTTATATAGAACAAATAGAAATCGTGATATAGTTAGAGATAGACTAGAAGACGCAGGTGCTACTATGTCAGGTAGATTAGCACAACAGGCAAGTCAAGCAGTATTAGACCAATTAAATAGAGAAAACGCCGATACAGTAAATTTACTAAATGAAGCAGAATCAGTTATACAATCTGGTAATGACTTATTAGAAACGACAACTTCAAGACAACCATTAAGACAACGTGATAGAGAAATAAGAGAAAGACAACAAATGGGAAATAATTTAAGAGATTCTCGTATAACAAGAATGTCTAAATTTAGAGGAAGGTCAGCACCAGCAACAGAATTGAAATTTTCACAAAGAGAACCACCTACACCTGAGGAAATGGAACAAATGAGAGAAGATATACAGGAAAATTTAATGGACGAGCGTTTTGACGAATTATCTGGAACAACAGGAACAGCAGAGGCAAGATATCAAGATACAAATCAATTAGATTCAAGCGACGAAGATACACTGAATCAAATGGAGTCAGCAATAGCAGTAGAGAATATGCCTGTCTTAGTTGAAGATTAGATATTACACCATTACACTATTACACCTAATTTGAAAAAGTAGTCTATAAGAGGGTATATATAAATAGTTTTGAAAATCTGGTAAAATGGTGTAAAGGTGAAATTAATTAAAATTAAAATAATATAATAATATATATGACTAATTATATTCAAAGATTACCATTAGAAATAATAATCAACTCCAATGACGGACAGATTTTTAATAATTTAGACGGTCATAAGACATTTAGTTTAACAGGTGAGATTAATGCTAAATCAAATGAGATATTATTAATATATCTAAAAAAAGCATTTATTCCTTTTAGTTTTTATTGTTTAAGTGCTTCACAGAAAAATAATATATTAGATATTAAGGAGACCCAGCAGAACGGAACAGCAAATGTATATAGTATAACCATACCAGACGGAAATTATAATATTAATGAATTAAATTCCGAAATTGTAAATTTATTAGAATCTAATTCTACATTTGGTTTTAAATATAGTGTTAGTTTTATTAAGACAACCGCAAAGGTGAGATTCTTATTATTAAGTGGAACTAATGCTTTAAAGGCAGAATTATTATTTAATAGTGGTGCTAATAGTTCTAAATCTTGTCGAAGGTTATTAGGATATACTGCTACTGATATAGAATTTAGTTTATCCGCAACAGCGATTAGTCAAAACATAGTAGATATGGCAGACGGATTAGATAGTATAAGAATCGGTAGTTCATTAACAGGTGATAATATAAAAACTACAAATGGTGAGACTGGCGAACTACTAATAGTGCCTGTTGATTATTCGCCTTTTAGTATTTTATATTTTGACGCAATATCACCCTTTAAACATAAATTAGCAACTCGTAATATCAAGGAAATAGAAATTAAAATGACTGATTTAAATGATAATATTATAGATTTCAATGGAATACCCTATACACTTATATTAGAAGTAGAATTTATGCATAATCCACTAGGGAATATTACTAATAGAAATGTTAAACTAGATACAAAAGAATCAGCAGATATTAGAAAAAATATTTTTAATGATATAATGAATAAAATGAATGAAGAAAAAGAAGAAAAAAAATAATATATATATATATATATGAAAATAATAGAAACTAAAAATGATATAAAAATTTCAGGAGCAAAAATTAATACAGCAGGTCGTCCCTCTGGACTAGCACCATATCTTAATTATGTTAATTTGTCGTTGATTATTGGATTACCAGCGTCAGGCAAGTCAAGTTTAATTAAGACATTGCTTAATGGGACAAAAGAGGAGCGACTATATAATAATATTTTTCATAGTATATACTATATATCACCAAGCACTACTATTGATTTAAATTTACCTGAGGAGAAGTATATACAATTAAGTGATAATATGCCATTAGAAAATATAATGGAGGAAATAATAGAAAACGAAAAAGGATTAGGAGAAGAAGACGAGTCGCATAATGTCCTTATAATCTGCGACGATTGTGTTAATTGGTTAAATGGTTCTAAAAAATCCTTAACTACATTTCGCAAAGTTTGTATGAACGGTAGGCATATACTCGGTAAGCATTCTTCTCTAATGTGTATGTTAATTTCCCAAAAAATAAAATCAGTGCCACTTACACTGCGTAGTCAAGCAAATCAAGTGTTTTTCTTTGATTCTACTAAGGCAGAAAAGGCAGTGTTCGCTGACGAATATTTACCATTAGATATTAAAGAGGCAAATATATTATATAAACATATATATGACGAACCCTTTAATTTTTTATTTGTTAATCTATCTCTACCTATCAAGAAGCGGATATTCAAAAACTTTAATAGCATTGAAATTATTGACGAAGATTAAAATATTATATAATATTATATGGTAAAGACTTATAAGCAATTGTTTAATGAGAGGTTTGGATTCAAACATAATAAGGCACACTCTATAAAGGACATAAGTAAATTAACTAATTATAAATTAGGTGGATTACAAACAATATATAATCGTGGAGTTGGGGCATATTATAATAATCCTAAGTCGGTAAGACCAAGTGTTAAGTCTCCACAGCAATGGGCAATCGCTAGAATATATAGTGCTGTTAATCCTAAGTCAAAAGCACACAAAATAGACAAGAAATTCCTAATTAAGACCAAAAAATAGGTTTTATGCTTGAAATATACGGTTTTATGCTATAATCGGTTAGATTTCTTACCGATTTAAACATAAATACCGGTATTTATTCTTAATTCTTACCGATTTATTACCTATTTAGGCATAAAACCAATTAAATTGAGAATAAAACTAGATTTTGTTATTTTTATTAGTATATAGTAAGATTAATATTTATTTTTTCTTATTATTCTTCTTTTTCTTTTTTTTACTTACCGCACTTATTGCCCCTATTGCTGTGCTTCCACCTATAATACCACCTGTCGCAATACCAGCATTTTTTAATGCTCTTGTTAATGGGTCTCTACCTGCTTTACCAGTTTCTTTAACAGTTTTACCTATTGTTGAACTTAACATTTTTGCTCTCTGTCCCTGTCCTTTGGATAATAAGGCGAGTTGCTTACCAGCAGTTGAAGAAGGTTTAGGTGGAAATAGTCCTGGCATACCAACGGCACTTCTAGAAGGCGCATTAACAGTTTTGCCTATTTTACCTCCTAACATTTTTGCTTTTGAAGTCTGCCCCTTGGATAATAATGCGAGTTGCTTACCGCCTACCGTATTTGATTGTAGTTTAAATTTAACTGGTAATTTGTTTGCTGGGACTTTGACCTTAGCAGTTTTACCTAATGTTTTTGATAAAAATTTTGCTTTACCTTTAACTGTTTTACCTACTGTTTTCGCTGCAGGAACCGCTTGTTTAATTGTTTTTTGAAATATTTTTTTAACTGCTGGGTTCTTCACTAATGATTTAACTGCTCCTTTTAATAATGTTGAAAGACCACCCATTATATTATATATGTAATATATTTATTTTTTATTTTTTTTTATTTTTTTTTTTGCCTGTTAATCCAGCACCCACTGCCCCCGCTGTTCCTCCTACCGCTGTTGTCGCTAATGCTTTACCTAATGTAGTAGCAACATTATCAATAACTAAATTTTCACCTGCTCCTTGAAACATTCCCTTTAACCAACCTAAACCACTTTTTACTCCTGCTTTACCTTGTCTTTTTGCATACCCTCTTATAGTTTCATTATCTCTTGCGTTCTTTAACATATTTTGTAATGCTCTTCGTGGTCCTGCTTCTTTTAGACCTTTTGCTAATCGTTTTGATAATCTACCAGCACTATCTTTACTTAATGCTCGTTGCCCTGCCCTTGATAAATCTTTACCAATACTTGACATTATAAATTCTGCTTGGTCTCCCAGTGTTAAATTAGGTTTTAATAATGCGTATGCTTTACTATCCTTAACACCTAACGATATTGCTTTTGGTAATGCTTTTATTTTTCCTGCTTGTTGTTTAAGACCACGTGTAGTTCTTATTACAGATTGTTTTGAACCTTTAACTACTCTTGGAATTACGGTTTTTAAACCTCTAACCGATTGTGGAACTTTTTTTCCTGCCTCAGTTATTGCTTTTTTTGCTAATGCTTTTACAGCACCACCCCTCACGATAGAAGTAATTAAATTTCCAAACATTTATATATTAGTATTATATATTATTTTATTTTTTTATTTTATTAATAATATTTATATTGAATCTATTTGACATTTGTTTTATACTTGCTGGTATAGTTTTTTTATTCCACAAAATATATCTCGCCCAAGAACCTGCTGAATTTAAATTATTAAAATCCTCATTAACTATATGACGTTTTATATAATTTTTTTTTTTATTAGTATCTTTGCTTAGTGTGAAGTCGGAGTATCCCTTTGCCCCAAAATGAATAGTCTTGCCATTCTTCACCATAAGTTTTTTATCTTTTCTATTAGACTTTTCTAATATATACTTCTTCTTCATATATTTATTAGATAAAAAAAAAGTTATAATTTATTTATTTATTTACCGACCATATCTATATCTATATGGATAATTCTTTTTAATTACTACGTCTCCTTTAACTTGGGAATAATTAACTGGTTGAGTTTCATAGAATCTATTATTACCTAATGCTTTTTTTTGAATACTACTTAATTTAAGTTGTGCTGGTCGCTCTCTGCTGTCCATTATATATATTAAATATATTTTATTTTTAATTAAATAAATTAATTTACTTTACCGAGTAGCACCGTCCGTCGATAGTGTAATGAAAACTAATATTACACGCTGTTAAGAAGTCAATACGGTATGGTGCTGATAGACTACCAGTTAATTTAGGTCGGAACGATAGTGTGCCTACATTTGATAAATTCATTCCTGAATATACATTGTTAGTAGAACTGTTAAAGTCTTCTAGGGTAATACCAGCAATAAATTTGGAATCAGTTGCTTCTGTTGCCGAATAGAAAAGGGTGCGTGCGTCGCCGATAGAAACAAGGGTGTTATGTGCCATATTGTTAATCTGTCCAAAACAATCTAATACATTCGCATAACCCTGTGCTACATTATCATTTGCTAGTTCAATTGGTTGTGAAGGCATTGACTTACCGTTTATTTCGAAGGTATATTGGTTCATAGTAGCAGAGGCACGACAACCTAGGGAGAATTCACCAATATCAGTAATGTTTGCCTCTTTACGAAGACAAGCGAGAATGTAAATAGCACTACGAGGATTAGGAGAGAAATTTACATTTTGGACTCCTGAAACACCACTGCTTAGTGTTCCCTGATTATGTAAATAAGTTTGCGAGATATAGTTAATACCAACTTCACCTGCTTCTGCCATACTTGCTTCAAATGCGTCATTGAATGCGGAGTTAAAACGAATGACTTTTGCCCTAAGTTGTATATCATTAACCTTGTATTTACAAACTTGGTTCGCTTCGGTATTAACTTTTAAGGCGACATTAGGGTCTTCTAATTCTAAAACAATAGAACAACCACTACCACCTACTAAAAATCCAAGCGGTTGGAGGAACTGACCGCTAGTAAATCCAGTCATTAGACCGTCAACCAGTATTTTACTAGCACCGTCTGCTTCACCAGTAGTAGCAGAACCATTAATTTCAAGAGCGCCATTAGGGTCGCCATTAGGAGAACCACCAGAGAGAATCTGGGCAACACCTTTTTTATGATTAGTTCCCATTGTATAATCGTCAATAATATTTGTTAATAAATTATAGTTATTAATATATTCTATCTGTTCTCCCTGAGAATTTAAAATAGATACGGATTTAATAAGATTACATAACTGGGTTTTAACAGCAGATTCACTAACGGACGCTGAGGCGGTATCGTGGGAACGATTAGTAAATTTAAGAGATAATGTAGTATCACCGAAATCTACAAAAGCTTTATCTTGGACCGGAAGGTTAATTCTAACGAATTTATTAGAGTCAGGGTTATACTCGTTTAATTCTGCTCTAAAGATTACCTGCTCTGCTTCTGCTGGCGTTGCCTCCGAGGCACTAGTGGAATACTTTACCTGGTCTGGGTTCATTATGTTATAATATATATTAGAAAATAATTTTGAATTAAACACTTAATTAAAATTTAATTAAAATTTAAAATTGATTAATATTTTTAATTATAAAAACAATGGATTTAGTAGAAATAAAAGATTTTCCTAATTATAGTTTTGATAAAAATACCAATCAAGTATATAGTCATAATCATAATAAATATTTAAAACCATTTTTAAATAAAGGATATTATGTTATAGGATTAAGAAATAATAAAAGAAAAAATGTATCACTACATAGATTAATTTATCAACTATATTATCCTGAAATAGATACAAATAATTTTGATATAGACCATATTGATATGAACCGATTGAATAATAATATAGAAAATTTAAGACATTGTAATCGTAGTGAAAATAATTGTAATACAAAAGTTCAAAAAAATAATTTATCTACTGGAATTAAGAATATATATAAAACAAGGTGTAATACCTATCAAGTTATAATTAAAAAAAATAGAAAACAATATAATAATTCATTTAAAACATTAGAAGAAGCAATAGAATATAAAAAAATTAAATTAATTGAATTACACGGTGAATTTCATAATTTAGGATAAATACACCTTTACACCATTTCACCAGATTTACAAAACTATTTATATATACTCTCTTATAGACTACTTTTTGAAATTAGGTGTAAAAGTGTAATGGTGTAATTATGATATTATTTCTTC